ACATTTAAGTAGGTCTGCTGAGCAGTAGTTGGCGTTAAACCAAGATAACCCATGGTCTCTATTCTCCTGTGATTACTATTCTACGTCTGTTGTATTAGGACCAGAAGTAGAGGGTGCGCTCGGCCAGATTACGGATTCAGGGCCTTTAGCTGCAAAGGTTTGAGGAAGATCACGAAGAACCTGGCGGTATGCAGCCCAGGCGGCTTGATCGACGGTGGCTCCAGGAATCATTGTCCAGTCGGAGTCTCTGATCAGCTGGTCACGCTTAGCGCGGATCTTATCCCAGGTGACTTCGGTACCGGGGGCAGGTTCGGGCGTGTTGCCTTCTGCTAGCCAGGCGAGGTACTCCTGGTAGTCGGTGTTGGCGGGGTCGGGTGGGATTGCTGCGCCATCTGTCAACCGTTTGATTGTGCTTGTTTGGGTCAGTTGGTAGGTCATGTTCAAAGCTCTGCGGTAAGATTAACTGTGCCACCACCGGAACCACTTCTTAGATAAACACCATTACCCTGAGTGCCTCCAGAGCAAGTAAAATATAAACTTGTGCCATAAACGCTGCTCTCCCCAGCGCTAAATGTTGCGGTTAAGGCGCTCGCCCCAGTTCTTGCAATATGGTTTCCACTTGCTGTTACTGTTGGACTGCTCCGCATTTCACAACGATGCTGCAAGGCACATTGCACTTCTGTGCTAAGCGTCATTGATCCTGCTGCATACGCTCTATCTGCTTGCGTTTTTGATCCGTGTATTTGGAAATATCTTTCGCAAAGTTGAAGCTCCTGCCCGTAGTTTCGGTGTTCAAACGGTGTGGCGACGGATCCAGCTTCGAGTTGCACGCCGGTGATGTAGAACGTGGCGCCGTTGGTGCCGACGACAGAGGTGGCTCCGGTGGCGGATGCGATCCATGAACCTACCCATGTTCCCGCTGCAGCCGAGTACGTTGATCCAACACCCAATCCAAAAGTAAGTTCGATGCCTGTGGATGTAGTCGTTTCCCAGGTGCCGCTGGTATCACCGGCAATAGTTATTGTTTTATATTCCCATGTATTTGCAGAAGAAATGCTGTACGAGAATGGATAAGAACGAGCGTATCCAGCATTTGTAAGGCTGCCGCCAAACGTGCCAGTCAAGCTACTTTTGACCCAAAAAGAAAGCGTTGCCGTTTTTGCGCTTGCCGTGCCCCAAGCTAGATCAGCAATGTTGTAACCCTCAATTTTGGTTAGTACGCCTTGAAACTCACCAGCAGCAACTGTATAAGCGGAAGAGGATGTGACTTTAAGGGACTTTTGAAATCCAGCGGGACCGTCAGAAGCTTGTTGAACGGTAAACTTTGAAGCAGGTGAGTTATAAGTGGTCCAACGGTCAAGTGTATAAGAGTTGCTCGGCGTTACACTCGCCCCAGCGTTCCGTTGGTCAATCCGCATATCACCGTTGATGATGCGGTTTTTATTCGCACCTGTAACGTTAAAAACGTTATCAGCTAACCGTCCAGCATCAATATCAGTAAGTGCCATTATTCCTACCTCCTATCAAGTCTGTTCGAGATAGCTAACTGCAATATCTAAGGCACTTGCTGTATCAGCTCTTGCTCGCAAAATATCACTCGATTCCATAATAATTTTGCTTCCACTGATCAGCTCCAAGGAAGAACCAGCGGGGATCGGAGCATTCCGAATCAGGAACACATCGTCACCGGAGTTTGGATCCAGTTGCACATCAACACTGGCGCTAGTACCAGATTTGTTTGAAACCAGAACACTGAGGAGGATGACCGTAGCAGAAGCACCAGCAGTAGTAATAACCGCAGCTGCGTCTGTAATCGCGTTAGTGGTCAGATCAGCGTTGGTATCTACCTTGAATGTGTTTGCCATATCAGCCTAAAGCAAGGATAAGCGCCAGTTGGGATGTTGAATCGAAGGTACCAGATACGGTCAGATTACCGGTAATCGAAACATTGCCTGGGATGGTTACTGCACCAGATGTATCTATTGTAAGTCTAGCAACACCACCGGTTACCAAGGCAATCTGGTTTACAGAAGGACTGATGATTCCAGTGTTGGCACTGTTTGCAAACTTAAGAGCACAACTAGATAACGAACCTGGAGCAAGGCTGGAATTGCTTCCATCCTCCCGCAGTAGTGGATAGCCACCGGCTTGCGTCGCATCATGAACAACACAAGTGTGTTTTACGGTATCGACCGTAACCTCACCATTTGCACCGGTAAAGGCAGCCGTTTCAACTGATGTACCGCGCCGGAACTGTACTTGAGTTGCCATATTCTTATCCTAATGCAATTGCAAGTGCGGTAGTAAAATCTTGAGTTGCAATTGTACCGTTTTCATTTGGCACAGTCAGCGTCCTCGTCGTGCTGGTTGAAATGCCAGAGCATTCAAAGGCCAGCTGCTTGGTGTTATCACCATTATCTTGGACCCTGAAATTAGTATCCAAGAAGGTAGCTGGTAACGGTGACGTATCTAGTAGGACATTACCATCAAGATCTGGGAATGTATGGGTGCGATTGGCAGTTAACGTAGCTGTTGAAAAGGTAACAGCAAAGTTACTTGTACCGCCGCTGCGACCTTGGATGATAAATCCATCCTGTGTTGCGGCTTGACGGAACGTTTGACCCGTTGTATTCGTAAAAGTATTTGCACCCGTAAAGGCATTGGCAACCCCCAACAGGGCAATGGTGCCACTGGAATCTGGAATCGTTAAGGTACGAGTCGTCGAGGTAGTAACACCAGAGACATCAAACGCCAGAAGCTTCGTATTGTCTGCTGTATTACGGACCCGGAAACCGCTATCGTTTGTAACAACGGCATTCGACGTGACAGACGTTAAGCCTGTAATGGTTGTGGCGCTGCTGCCAAGAGCAATACCAGTAGAACCAACTGTGATCGAGCTATTTGCCAGTTGGCTGTTAGGGATTGCGCTGGTGCCAAACTCACCCGTACCACTGTTGTAGGTGAGCCCAGAACCGGTAGCAACCGAGAAGTGAGCACGGACTTCTGAGGCGCTAGGACCGGTGTAGCTAATAACCCCAGTGCTGTTGTCGTAGCTAAGGGCTCCGTCACCACCATTATCAGTTACTGAGATTTGTCCACGGATATCCGTAGCTGTAACCTTGGTGAACGTAAAGACACCCGTTGAGTTGTCATAAGACAGGCTGCCAAACCCGGTGCCAGACTCTGTAACACTTAAAGAGTTAAGAAGAGCAACGGTGCCAGTAAGGTCTGGCAGAGTGATTGTCCGGTCTGCCGATGGATTTGCAGCCGTAAATGTTGTTTCGTTGGCATCAGCACCAGAGCCTTCAAAGATGATTCCGGTGCTGTCAATCTGAATGCTATTTGCAGCACCCGCAGCGCCAATATTAAGCGTCGTACTGGCAACTAACGTTGTCGAGGTCAGACTTGTAAGACCCGCAACTGTGGTAGCAGTGCCTCCAAGGTTGATGGAGGTCGAGCCGACCGTGATCGAACTATTAGCTAATTGGGAGTTTGGGATCGCACTGGTACCAAACTCACCAGTAGAACTGCTATAGGTTAATCCTGATCCTGTCGCAACGGAGAAGTGCGCTCGTACTTCACTGGCAGAAGGACCAGTGTAACTAATGACGCCAGTTGCACTGTCATAGCTAAGAGCACCGTCGCCGCCATTATCCGTAACAGAAATCGCAGAACGGGCACGAGTATTAGTGAAGTAAAGATTAGTGCCTTCTGAAAGATCAGTGGTACTGTTACCAGCAAAATCTAACTTATCCGTAGGAGTGTTGACCTCCTCAAATAAGCCACTAACCAGACAAATAGCCTTCCTAGTTGCCATGTTTGCATTCCATCAGGCTCATTTAGCTATCTAAATACGCCTTTAATGGTTCTATCCTACCAAGGATACCGTTTTCAACTAAGCTCAATTGGAGGCTCTAATTGAATAATAAATTCCGAATTGCTGGCACCTTCACCAACGCGCACTAAATACTGACCAGCTGTTGATGGCGGTGTCGTTGTAATTGATCCAGCAGAGCTGGCGGAAAGGTACGCAATATCACCCGCATCAAATCCAGAACCAGCCAAAACACCAACGATCAAGACACGAACCTGTTCTCCAGCAAGCTTAGAAGTCTGCGCAAACCCAACAACATTGGCTTTATCAAAAGTGTCATTGGCAATGGCGCGGCCGACTTTTCCATCGCTGCTGCGTGCATACAGAGCTTGGCCTTGGGACACGTCTTCAAATCCCTCAGCAAGGAAGCCTGCAACCGCATATACAGTGCGGCCTGCCATCGTCGATTTCAAATCAATAAGGACCTGAGTCAGGCCTTCTGAATTGGGAGCGTACGGCTCGTAATTACTGACGCCAGCCATTAGTGCAGTTGAATGGGAGGTTCGAGCTGAATACTGAGTTCGGTTGTTGTTGCGCCCTCTCCAACACGAGTAACAAAGTGACCAGCAGTAGATGGCGGCGTTGTCGTAATTTCACCTGCAGTTGCACTTAAGTAATAAATATCTCCGGC